GCGGTTGTCCGGTACCTACTCATTCTGTCTTTATACAACGGCAGTTAATATAATATACGCTAACATACTATACAAACCTGCTACATCACTGTAGCGTCTTTTCAGCCTTTTAAATTCTTTTCAAACAATCAAACCGCGGCATTTAAGCGATCGTCGTCCTGTCAAGGATAGTGATTGAGTGCTCCATTCAGCGCGGAGTCTTACATCCCTGTGATCCGAGATCCAGGTATAGTGCATACGATGTTAGCCTATGCTAGCTTATACTGATTAATATTGCCTGTTAGATTAACTTATTGAGTTTGTTGGATATGGTATCAAAATATAGGTTGTTGCTTTGTGCACCGGGATGTTTCCCGTCAAAATTGAAATCAATTCGATGATTTCCAAATGGGTCGTATAAATTAATCCATTTTGATTCATCGACTCCACCTGCTTCTGCATAGTGCCCATGAGCAATTTGATAAAGTTTTAAAATGTCTTCGTCGGTTCTTGTTTTTATGTTTAAAATTTCTCTTTTAGTAAAATTGGTATAATCTTCTGGAAAAACATCATGGAGTTCTGTGAAGTATTGGTCATCCCACGGGCACAGTCCGTTGATAAAAAACACATTTTTTATCCCTAATAATTTAGCTAAGTTTGAAATAATATTAGAGTATTTAACTACTTTTACTATTTCCCAGTGTAAATGATGTAATGCACGTACCCTATCTAACAAATCGTTGATATAGATTCGTGAGTAAGTAGTGCCGTTGTTTAATCCTATGTCGTGTGTGTATGTTGATCGACTCTTTTGTAAAGGCTCGTCCGTAGGCCACAACTCAAATCCAACCTTCAATGTGTATCTGGGCATTGCAGTCCATTGGCAAAATAATGTATCTATCTGATTAGTTGCAACACAGTTAACAACAGATTCGAAAATTTCAGTATTACTACCGCCGGATATTCCGATATTAACCTGAGTCAATGCTGCCAGACTTGGAATTTTTGTATGGCAAAGATTAGTCCACAAATATGGAGATTCTGGACAATCATTTCGGGTATCAGATTCGTCCCAGCCGTGTCCCGCAGTGAAAGAGCAGCCTGCAAATACTAATTTCATTGAGATAATTTTCCGTTAATGTTATTCTTATGCACTCTTAATTGTATGTGGCCATTATAATAATTGTCCGATTCTAACACTCTGTAATTGAATTGCTCTCGCGCTTCTATGTAACTGCATTCTGATTTTGATTTACAATAGAAAATTATTTCTCTTATAAAATTTTCTTTGCCTAATACTTCGACATCTTTGTTAAGTTGTATATTTGATCCATAATACGTAAGCCAATCAGAATCAATTTTTGATTGAATTTTCTTACGCTTCTTAGTACCATTTTTTAATTTTACTACTTTGTAAGATGTCTTTGAGAATTTTGCTAGTTTTTTGCCTATGTATTTGCGCCCTGATATGATGTTTGTTATGATATAAACGTACCCAATACAGTCTTCTGGTAGTTCATCAATCTGAGTTCCTTCACATAGCCATGTCATATAATACTAGTTATCTACTCCCGTCCTATCTCAATTTCTTTGCGCCATTGTGCAGTAAAGTTATTTTTATAAGTTCCAGAGCATGTATCCTTACATGTGCGGTCTGGCGTAGTAGTGTCCCATGACGCGGCCAATTTGTCGAATTCATTAATACTTGTTCCTGCTTTTGTGCCTTGCCAGCAACACGGATATGTAATGCCTTCTGCCGAAATATAAATGCTCTGCTCATTCAAAGCACTGCAAGATATCGGGCCTTCGATTTTTGTTAGTAGTTCAAAACTTTTAGGAGGCTTAATAAATTCAACAGTACTCGGCCTCTTGCTTACCTTAGACCTAAACCAAGTAAATCCCATTTTCCTTGCTAGTTGTTCGGCAGAATCAATTTGATGTTCGTTATAATCGTAAATTAGCATATCCCAGTGTGCCGATCCTCCTGCATCAATAAATGCCTGTGCATTGTTTATTATTTTATTCCAAACTGTGTTAACTCGATATAAGTGATTTGTATCTTCTAACCCGTCGATACTCCACACAACGTAATCCAATTGTCCATTTAAAATAGTAGCAAGTTCTTTCCACCAATTGGTTGTGCGTAAACTGCCGTTGGAATTCATTCCCAGTGTTATCGATGGATTAACTGATTTAAAATATCTGAATATATCTAAAGTGGATATTGCCGCAGCTGGATCACCGTAGTTCCCGCACATGAACATTTTATCGAGTCCTCTGATAAAATCAGTGCTACAAAGTGTTTTTACTTGATCTAACGTTAATGTTTTGACATCGGTATCTTTGTTAAAATGCGCACCGATTTCTCTCGGACATAGAGGACATGCTGCATTGCATGCAGACGTTACTTCTAAGTGTAAGATTTTAGGGTTATACAATTTCTACATCCGTGGTATAATTAGTAAAACCGTTTTCTTTAACAACAGTTAATATATTATTTACTCGCCCTGCTAGCTCGTCTTTATGACTTACGAGCCAAATACTCTTATTTCCTTCTCGGCTCATTTTCTTCAATATAGCTAAACAATGTTCGACGCCGCTTGCATCCATCCCACTGTCAACGAGTTCGTCAATGAATAATAAGTTAATAGGTTGGTACAAACTTTCCCATACGTCCCGAAATGCCCAACTTAAACTTAAAATAAGTCTGTTACGCTCACCCCGACTCAAGTTGTCAAAGTCTAATTCTCTGCCCAATTCTTCGATGCTTACACTCAAGTCATTTAAGAACTGGACGGTGTGCGGCAGTCCGATTCGATCTAAGTACTGCGCTAATCTACCATTCAAATAACTCAAATTTTGGTCAATGATCTTCTTACGAATAAACGAATCTTTGTTAGTTAACAATTTAAGTAAAAACTCTTGATGCTCTTTGATTCGAGTCAACTCGTTAATATGATCGTAAGTTACTTCTTGCACCGCAGTATCACGCATGTCAACAATTTGTTCTGCGTAAGGATCCTGTTCCGATTGCTTACTATCGAGTTGTGTCAGTACACTGGCCATCGAGCTACGATGCTCAAATGCATCGGATTCTTCTGCATAAAAAGTTTCGGGAGGCATCCCTAACTTACCAATAATGGTTACAGTACCAGTATGCTCTTGCCATTGAGTATCATTTGTCAGCAGTTGTAATGCAGCCTCTTGCGTCTGATCCTGCTTACTCTTTAGGATTTCTTCCTGTTTTGCGTCGTGAATGTCTCCTCCGCATGCATGGCATTTATGATCTTCCAGTAATGCAATTTCTTTTTTTAATTTTTCGATCAGTTTGTGTTGCTTGGAATTATCGAGTTCTATACTTGTAATCCACTTATCGCACTCGTCTAGCTTTGATCGTTTTTTATTGTATTCCACAAGGTTTTTATGCGATTCTAATTCTACCTCGATGTCTAGTTTGTCAAGTTCGTCATATGCTGTGCGTAACGCGACTACGTCGCCATCTTTTTTATTTTGCCATAAAGTTTGTCTGCGTACTAATGCGGCAATTTGCTCTTCGATACGTGTGTTTGCATCTGAAACTGCGTTAATTCTATATTCTTCTTGGGTAATGGCATCTTTAGTCTGCTTAACTCGTTCTTTAAGAGATTCCGCTTTTTCACTAAGCATAGTAATGCCCAACAATTGTTCAATAACATTACGTTGATCATTCGCCCGCATACTTAGGAATGGTTCGGTATATGTGTTTAACGCCACAATGTGCTTGAACATGTCGTGGCTCATATTAAGCAAGCGTTCAATTTCATGTTGCGTCTCTCTGCTGTCGCCTTGACTGTTATCGTCGGCACTTTCTTGCTCTGTGTCGTCAACATAAAACTTCAGCACATTGGGTTTACGTCCACGCTCGATCCTATAACTTTGTCCTTTGCAATCAAAGTCGATTGTGATCAGCATGTTCTTGCTGTTTGTTTTATTAATCAGATTATCTTTTTTGATGTTTGTCAGCGCTTGTCCAAACAAACTATAACTAAGTGCGTTGATAATGGTAGTCTTACCAGTGCCGTTACGAGCACCAGTGTCATCCCCGCCAAGATCTAAGTTTTCGCCCAGTACTAAAGTCAAGTCTTTGCGATCAAAGTCGATTCCTTGAGTGGCATTGCCAACACTCATAAAGTTCTTAACTGAGAGAGTTTTTATTTTAAACATCTAATATTTTTTTTAATTAATCGGTTCGGCCGCGTATTCTCGGCGTAAATCTACTACGGTTTAATCCGCCATCAACAAACATTATACTATCGATATTATTCTTTTTCAACTTTTCCGGTAATCCAGCGATATTGGTCGGTATTACTTGTTCTAATTTGCCAAAATTGTTTTTGCGTTTCACCGTCATACTATTTTTAATTGTTTTTTTATTTTATTAATTTTCAATTTTATATCTAATTCTAACAAGTCTGACATTTCTTCAGCTAATGAAACCTGATATTCCACACAAGGCACTGTATTTTTGTTAGTGCTGTCATGATAAGAATAGTACACACCTTTTTTGTAATCATTATATAACACTTTATCAGTGTCTAGTATATCAACTAATGATTCTTTTTGTTCGTCTGTCCAATTAATGCTATACCCTTGTATCACTATGAGTTTACAATTTTTAAGTTTGCAATAAGCAGAAAGAAGGATAAGGTCTTTCCACAACGACGTAATTTCCAAATTTGGACTATATAGCCATCGATAATATAATTCCTTACTAAAGTGCTCGGCGCTTATACTGCTTGGCCAGATATTATTATATGTAAAATTCCTAAGGCTATCATTGTCTACTAATTTACATTGCTGTTCCGCTGATCGAATTTCTACGTCTAATTTACCAATATTGGTAAGTTGTACAATTGCATAATCGAACTCATTTGCATGCAACTGCTCTACTACGTTATTAACTATAAATTGATTACTGACCGCAGGCCCGCCAACGTCGGTTATTGAATTACCTAATATCTTTAACAATTTGACCCATGTTGGTTTCTCTTGTCCGGACCAGCTAAATCCACATCCGCTAATTAATATTTTTTTGTTTATTGATAACATTTTTCAAATCCATGTGATCAACAATAATTGCTTGAGATCTGTCAGGGCATTGGCCGCATACATGTTCGGGTTTTCCTATATTATTTACAAATTCTTGTAATGCTTCATCTGTTACAGTAGCAGGTATACCAGAATAGTTTGCAAATGTTTCTTTAGTGAGATCAAATATATTTGCAACGGGCGGGCATTTATATAAAAATCCTTTGTGTAATACCGGAGTATTAGGTGATCCACATATAGCATGAGCCTGCTTATAATCACTTGCCCAAAATGATATTTTATTATTGACTAGTTTAAATGGTACTACAAAATCTTTGAATACACTTTTGTATATGGTTATGTTTGGCAACGACCACGAAAATTGCTTATGGTTCGCCTGATCAGTATTTTGTTTGACTTTCCAATTTTTTGAGTGACTTAAAATATTTTTTATTTTTTTATTAATGATATATTCTTGATCTTTTATGTGTATGCTAATTTGTATTTCAAATTTTGGAAAATTAAACCACTCAGCTGAATCAAAATTATCTAATAGATAACCATTAGTTATTAACCGCATAGTACAATCTGGCCAAGCATTGTGTACATATTTACATATATCCTGTAGCCTAGGATGCAAGCAAGGCTCGCCACCGAATAAAGTCACAACTGCTGGGCTTATTCGATCTTTCCAATCATCAATATACTTTTTGATATTATCAAATGATTCGATACCATCCCTTTTAAAATCACTCAGACTTATGCATCCTGCACATTGCAAATTGCAGGAATACGCAATCATAAGGTCAAGTCTTGGTATATGCATCATACTGCTGGTTAAATGAAAGTAACCATTCGGATATAATAGTTATGCCAAATGTTTTTTCTAAATCAACTTTAACTTGCTCAGGATGCAAAAATAAATCTTCGTACTTAATAATCAAATCGTAATCAAATTCGGGTTCTTTTGAGTTTTTGAGATATAATTGATCTATAAATTTAGCCTTATTTTCTTCTGTAGGCACTATGCCTTTACTCAATAGCTGAAGTGAAATGGTGTCCATTCCGTGTTTTACTTTTCTCACAAAGTCTGTGTCAACCGCAGTTTCCTTTAATATCTTGATTATCCCTATAAATTCTTCACCGGACGGTTCTGTGGTTAACAGTACTTTTTCTATTTGTTGTTTTTTTAAAAAATTCCAATACGCATCGTTGGTAGGATTAGAAATTCGAATACTTTTAATAGCGCCCAACAATTCAGCTGCTTTAGCAGTGTGTCTGTGAGTAGGGACAACTTCGTATTTGTCTGAATTTGCTACAAGTAATGTTGCAACGGGCCGTGACTTCAAGAATTCTTGATAGAAAATATCATGCACTTTTGTGCGTCCACTGGGATATTTCCTTGTTCGTAATGGTACACATTCAGGGCTTTTGCTAAGTTCGGAACAGAAAAATTCTCCGCCAGCACCCTGATCGTAATCCACAAACAAAAAAGGCATCAAAGATTCCGGTAGATGTCTAATAGCAAGTGCTTATCAAAATTATCGCTAGCAATGGCAGTTAGTTGATTAGTTACAATCTGGTCAACACTTTCAAACATAATATTACCTTGTATTTCGTATTCGGCCAGATCTACGTTCTTTTGTGGAATTAGTGTAATTTCCCGTAGTTTGTACTGACCTATAAATGTTTCTTTGATAAAGGTTGCTTCTTCATAACTGATGTTAATATCCAAATTAACACGAGCATGCATGCCTGCTCTCAATAAGTCATCCGGCTTGTTCAACACATCGCTCAAATTGTAAACACGATATCTAGGTTGGTTAGGCCATGCATGATATACTGGATCTTCGCCCCATGTTAGGATAGTCAGTCCGCGTTCATCGTCACCGGCATCTGCATAGTTGTGCGGAAATGCATTACCGATGTAGGTGATATTCTTATGACTTTGCCGTTTGTGAAAATGCCCGCTAAATGCATGACCAATACTGCCAAAATCTTCACGTTTAATTTCACCGTGGTCTGGCATCTGCACCATGGCGTTCATGTAAAAGTGCGGCAATTCAAAGTGTCCGAACACATACTTGCTCTTTATTTTAGGAATGCGTTTATGGTCATCACCAACAAGCCAAGGAGCGATGGTAACGTCACCATCGCTAAACCAATCGTTACAAATCTGAATATTGGGGAGGT